AAAGACAAAGGGTTACCAGGCCAAAAAATACAAGAAGATATTAGTCGTAGAGGAACTAGTCCCAGAATAAATTTTCTAAATGTAATATATACCATGTCCGCTGCCGAAACTGTTACTCTTATCAGCCAAGAGCTCGAATCGCAATCCTTGAACGCCGTTGTCGCTGGCTTCTCCTTCGCGGCCGCCCTCTCGTGGATGGACCTCGTCCGCTGGTTGGTGAACCAAGTCGTCAAGGTCAACAAGAACGGTGGTATGAACTACACGCTCACCGCGTTGTTCACCACCTTGTTGTCCATCGTCGTCTACCTCTCGATCTCCCGAGTCTCCACTCGGGTCAACCGACCATCTCAACCATTGTACGCGGTCACCCGCTAAGTGGTTGGCTTCCTCTTTGGAATTAAAAGTAGGACAAATCCGACTAAAACTATAAAAATTATAGATATGATAGCATTCCACCTATCCACGTTTTCGGCTTCATTTTCCGTTCCGTGAATAGTGTATTTTTCAACTTTAGAGTCGGACTCCTCTTCCTCCTTCTTCTCTTCCTCTTCCTCGTCTATGGGTATCTTTACTTTCGGTACATTTTCAAGTTTATCAGTTGAACAGGATATCTCAAACTTCAAAACGTGATCTTGATTCCTGAAATCATACGGAATGAGTCGACCATGGCTCATGTAAAAAAACTGAATTCGTAAATCATTTATGGATTTAAGGGTTCCAGAATGAAACTCGTGTGTGACCTTATCATCGTTTCCGTTAACGTTAACAAATGATTTACCACCGGGTAGGAGAATGTGACCCGTATAATAAGGTGTTTGACCAGATGTAGGAAGAGTTTGATTTAACTCTTCCGACCCAGAAGAAATGCGAATCACCAGTGAATTGGGTCCATCTAAGTTCGGTGCACCAAAATCACCGCCCGCCACACTTACATCCTTGGCGGACATTCCAAAAATTTGATGTGGTGTCGTGCGCGTTGCCATTGAATCATCGTATCCAGCTTCTCCGGTTTTAAACAAAAACTCAAGATTTTGTAGAGGTTGATTAGCATTCGTGTCCATTATGGGTGCAGCCAACTGAAACATATTCCTGGTGGCATTATAAGTCATACCAAAAGTATAATTCCCAACCTGCTGAAGTGCCGCCGCAAGATCACCCGTTGTATAGTTTCCTGTAGGTATTGTTAGACCATGTGTTGTCTGGGTTCCATTTTGATGAGTAGCTCTATATTGAAAACTTTGATTGCTGCTACATATCAGTAATTGTGATGTAGGAATACGCGCACTTGTCAGTTTAATTTGTGAAATGTCATAAATTGGACTTTCAAGAGCGATGACGTAGTCATTTGGATTTTCATATTTTACGGGATCGCGTTGACTACTGTCAATTGTCAGGTTATGTACCTTCATTAAAATATGCGTATAATATTTTAATGAGTGTATTACTCTAAAATAAATTGAATTTAGCACAAGTGGTGTGCGTATGGGTTGTTCATGAGCTGTCTCTTGGCGACGCCGAGACCCGCCTGAGATGCATGTGGGTTTTGCTGACCCTTGTACGCATTGAGATCGTGGTACGAACTGTTCGAGTATTGTTGCATCCAACCACCGGACAATGGATTCACGCGACCGTCGACACGAGTCGTATCGGAACGAGCCGACGTAAGCATACCACCTTGATTGAGTGGACCCGCTCTGACGTTCATGCGACCTGGGTTGGCCGAACGGTTCGCCTTACCACGTCGCTCATCTGGGCGGAAACCATAACGGGCGAGTTCTTCGGGCGTGTACGACCTGCTTCCACCGATGGCGACCTCTGGCGACTCAAGATAACCGTGAGCATAACTGCTAACACCTGGTTGTGGCTGATTCGCGTACTGATATTGTTCCATGTTACCATCCTTCTTGTTACGAGTTGGATCTTGGGAGATGGTTTGCGCAGAGATGAATCTCTTCGCTGGGGCATTGCTAAGGGTATCGGTTCGTAGACCGGTTTGTGCTCGGTTGGTGGTTCGCTTAGTGCGTTCGTGGCTTCCACGTGGAGTGCGACCCGAGAATCCTTGTGATTTTCCGAGCGCCATTGGAAGACGGTCGGGCAAAAATGTAGTCGTTTCTGGTCGGTTATTACCTATGGCACCCGCGATACCACGTCGACCACCAGAAACATCGGCGGCGGGGCCAGTTCTGCCGGGCAAGGTAGTGAGCCTGTAAGCACCGACATTTTCTGGGTTCACACGCAAAAGTTGCTGGTAACCACCGTAACTTTCAACCGATGGGTCCACGCCCAAACCTGGACCAACGAGTCTCTTCTCCACTGGCGAGACGTTGTTCATTCGGTTGTAGTCATTCATTCGGTTTCGCATATTCAAAACCTCTTGTCCACTCGATCTCAATTGTGGTGCGACAATTCCCAAATTATCGACGGATGTCTTTACTGGCTTCAAATTTTCAATTGGGCGTTCTTTTACTGGCTCTATCTTATACGTTGGTTCGATCGTAGGAGTGCGAGCGGGAGCACCCTGTTCTGGTGTAAGAGTATAGGTTTCCTTGGGTTGACTCAACTTTCGACCCACATACACAAGACCTGCGATAGCTGCTACAGATATTGGATCAGCCATTCTTATTTCTTATTGATATTTTTATTTACGTATCTTTGGTTAAACATTCCATTTTGTATTTCGGATCGAGTACTCATTGGTTCGTAACTGATAGTACGAAGAGGCAACTTGCATTCCATGTTTTGCAATGGGAACAAATTTTGTTCGTACGTCTTCGCGAGAACTCTGTTAAATCTCGTTGTAGATTGGGGTCTGAGTTGATCGCTCGTTTCGATGAATTCCGCTGGAGCACCCTTTCCAGCCATGAATGGCGCCGTACCATACAACATGGTGTTTGGGCGACTCGAGCCATTATTCAACGTACTGGGCTGAGGGTACACAAACACTTCGTCCGTCGCGCAGTTCACTGGAACAGCTGGGTTCTCGACTATACTAAGACCTGGCTGCAACTGGTAAGCCATTTATTATTACATAAGATTTATTTATTTAGGCATGAGTAAAACCATGCATACCACTACGCTTGTCGCCACTTGGGTCAAGACCCGCAAAAGCATCGAGTTGAACTCCTCTCGCATTTGGGTTACACATGGTTCCATCCGACTTGCACATTGGGGCACCCTTCTTACCATACAATAATTCGGCAAATGCAGTTTGGTCACCTGGAACAGTGGTTACTGGACCGGAAACAAATTGACGGGAAAATGCATTTTGTTGGTATTTTGGAAGGGTCGCCCGAGAACGAGATTGACCATATTGAATGCTACCGGTGATAAAAGAGTCAACGTCCGCTTTCACGGTTTCTTGGCTACACGCTCGATACCTATTTGGTTCATCTCCCATGAGAACATTCGCCATTGGGTTATCACGGGTTGGCAACTGACACGAATTATTGACACCTTCGTAAAACTCGGTTCCACCGGTGGGACATTCCTTCACCATACCAGCCTTATCCATAACATAAAGAACACCCAACGCAGTTCCGGCCAATATAAAGATTCGCACGTCGCGCTTTATCAAGTAATGAATACACGCGGCGTAGATTATGAATCTCGAACCAGCATTCACGCGTTCCGCTGGGGATTGGGCACTCGATGGCCAAAATTCAAGTATCTTTTTATCATCAACGAGATGTTTAGGATCTCTAAACCAAGAGCTCATTTAATATATATCAGTTTTATTTTTTCAAGATACCCCCGAGCATCCCCTGCATGGTCTTCATAAGGGCGGCCTCGTCGATGCCACCGTCTTGACCTTCGAGCTTATCGGCGCATTCCTTCGCCACCTTTTCAATCATAGAAAGAGTGTCTTCTGGAATAGAACTGATGGTAGTCCCGAGCATGTACAACGTCTGAACGTATTGCCACACGGCATCCTTGGTCTGTTGAGACACAGACGCCCACTTCTCTTCGAGCTTCACATCCTTCAAGAAATCAAGATTCTTCGATTCGTTGAGAAAGAACGTGTCATCCTTCGCGGAAATCTTTTCGGCGAACGGCGTAACACTGGCCATGAACCCGTCGATCACGAGCCTTGGGTTGGACGTCCGCATAATTTCGAAGCCCGACATACACTTCTTGATACCCTTTTCTTCTGGAAACGTCTTGTGAAGTTCCGCAAGAAATTGGCCCATCATATCATTGAACGCAGTTACAGAACTCATGTTTACTGTAATCATTACTTACCTACTCTTTAAGCGAATGGTTCTGTTGATATGGTTTCCTTACCTCCTATACCATTTGATACTATGAAAAAAACGAGAATCGCATTTAAAAAAGCTGGTTTTGAATAGGCGCTCGCTGGGAGCTTTCCTTCGTTATTGAGCTTTGACTTGAGATGGATGTATCCAGCCGTGATTATACCCGCCACGATGGCGGCCCACGCTGGATCTCTTAAATAGTCTTCGAACTCCATTTAATTATAACCAACTTTTTTTGCACGGGTTTCTGATGCGTCTGGGAACAACACGTCATCATCTTCTTCCTCTTCTGGTGGTTGCCCGGTAGTGGAAATTGTCTTGAATTCATTATCGAATGGAGAGCTCTCTGTCTCCATTTGCTGTGGTTCGCCCATGGGTGGTCCAGCTTCGGCCATGGGTTCAGCTTCACCTTCGGCCATGGGTTCGGCTTCACCTTCGGCCATGGGTTCGGGTGGACCCATTTCTGGTTCCGCTGTGGGTTCTGGCTCTTGGTATTCGTCGACGAATTCTGGGTCTTCAGCGTCTTCCGCTTCGCCACCGACGTGTATGTCTTCAGATTCATTATTCATGTACGTTTGAAGTATTTGTTGAACTGGGATGAGTTCACGAACCGATGCTTCGATCACCACACTGATTCGCTGGAACAACTTTTCATCACGTGCGTGTTCATTTTGACTGTCGGTAAAGATGTATGGATCTTTGTAAATATCCTTGGCGATGTTATTGTAACACGTTTGAATGAAGGTTTCATTTGTGGGCAATTTAAGAGAAATCTTCTTGTTATCCTTACCGAGACGCACAGACGAAAGAATCTTTACGCAACTCACGAATACGGCGGCGAGAAGATCGTTAAACCAAGCACACCTGTTCGCGATGTTATCGGTGTGTTGCTTAGACAT